ATATGATCTATTAGGATTTTTAAATACACTATTTTTTCCTCCACATATTCCACCATTAAAAGTATTATTTTCTAAATTATTATTATCAAAAGATGGTTCAAGTAAATTACACCAATTACTACAATTATCAATCATAATATTATATGAAACAGAAGATGCATTATCTCTAAAATTACCACCGCCTAATAAACCACCATTATTAGAAAGTGTCCCATTTATAGTTCCGATAAATTGACAATTGATTAGTTTTAAATTTGAATTAATAGGATCAGGAATGCCTAGTAAATTATAACACATATTAGAGCCACCACATATACCTCCATTACAAGTAGCTATAGGAAGACTATTATCTATACTATTTCCATTTACCATTATATCATTAATATTACCTACTGTAATACAATTTATAAAAAATACAGAACCTAAAGCTATTTGATTTGTGGGACTACCATCTTCATATAGACCATTTATATTATTACCACCACATATACCACCATTAAAACTATCTGTACCTTTAATAGGATTTGTATTTGAACAATTTAAAAATAACATTGTTGAATTATTTGGATTATTAGTACTATTATCTAAATTTAAAATAGAACAATTAAAACCACCACATATACCACCATTAGTACTCTTTTTAGAAGAATCTATAGTACCACCTTTACTAGAACAGTTAATAAAATTTACATTACATTCAGGTAAATAATTATTATATCCACCACATATACCACCATTAGCATGAGATATATTATTTTGATCATTATTAATATTACAATTAAAATCACAAGCATCAAATTGTAAACCATATAATGTTATATCTTTAGGATTACCAACACAATTATTTAAACCACCACATATACCACCAATAGCAACTATAAAAGTTCCTTCTGAAGATATATCACCATTAAAAGAACATTTTTTAAATTGTATCTTACTTCCATTTAATAATCCTCCACATATACCACCTACTGAAATAACTTGATTTGTATTAGTTGTTACTGAAATATTACCTGTATATGAACAATTATTAAATAGAATATTTGAACCATATAAATCACCTCCACATAAACCACCAATAGCTGTTTTACTTATTAAATTATTAACAATAATATTTTCTAATCCAGTACCAGATACATGACAATTATCCATAGTTAAATTAGTAATATTTGAACCACCTACTAATATCCAACCATTAATATAATTATTATAATTATCTTGATTTATAGTAGTAGCAAGAGAAGAATTAGTACCACTTACCATAACTGTTATATTTTCAATATTTAAAAATAATTGGTCATTTGCTCCAGATAGTTTAATTAAACCATTATATTCGTTAGCATTATTTAAATTAATAGTCTTATTTGCTGATATGCTAACTGTAGTTGTACCTGTTACATTTATAACTATTTGAAAATTATTTGGAAAATTTCCAGTAGGAACATCAATTATATAAACACCACCAGAGCTAATAGTATATGAGCCTTGTGTTGGGTCTATATTAATTGGTGAAGGTATAGCAAGAGGTTTAATTAGTGATGTATCAGATTGTGCAGATATTATAGGTTCTGTTATAGGTTTTTCAACTGGTTCAATTAAAGGTTTTTCAATAGGTTCAATTACAGGTTTTGTTATGGGTTTTTTATCAGATTTATTTAATAATTTTTTCATAAAATTTTTAAGTGGATTTGTAGTATTATAATTTTTAATTTTATTATTATACAGTGATATATTTAATGAATTTAAATTTTTCCAATTATTAAATAATACTTTACAACCATTATTTAAATTAAAAGTATTAGAAATACCATTAACATCATTAATATTTATTTCTTGTATATTATTATCTGATATACAATGTATAAAATGATTCATTATTTCATCATTATCAAAAATTTTATTATTTACAATATATAATTTTTTCAAATTATTTATGGGGTTATTAGTTAAATATTCATCTACAGAATTAATATTATTAAAAGAACATATAATACGGTGGTCGCAAACTATTTTTGACTTTATAATATCTAAATTTTCTAATTTATCATATAATAATAATAGTGACATTTATTAAATTAATAATAGATATTAATTTAATAAATTATATAATTAGTGCATATTTATTAAACTGATTACTTTTTGAACTATGGATGGTAATTTATTTGAGATTATTAATTTATTCAAACCAGGTGTTATTCCAGATGGTATATTGTTTAATATAATATTATAATAATAATTTAATACTTGATTTAGTGTGTCAAGATGGTTTGTATCATATGTATAATTAAATATAATTCTATCATCTATATACAGTGGTCTTTCAACTTGAATACTAGGTATAGACACATTAACATTTTCTAATACATGACGTGCTGGATATGAATATTTTTCATTATTTTTAACTATTTCTTTAATAACATTCGATAAATTTGATGTTTGTGGTATCATATCAGGTAATATAAAACTAACAGGACTAATAAATCCAATTTTTGCTGGTGCTAATCTAATATTATGTATTGAATCCATCCAAATTACATTATTATTAGATGCTTGTGCGAATGTAATTATACCACTTGATATATAATCAAATAAATTTAAATCATCACTGGATGTTGGAATAGGAGCTATATTATTGGTATATAAACTATCTAAATTATATAATAATGCAGTATCAACAACAGTTGGATCTATAATCATGGATGAAAAGGTAAAATCTCCATAATTTATATTTGAACTATCTTTATCAAAACTAAATAAATTGCTATAATCTACATTATCATCTCCAGTTATTAAATAAAATTTATTATTAGTAAAATAATTATAATAAGAGTTATCTGTGACATAATTAGTTCCACTTAAATATCCGCTATTTTCATCAAAATTATCAATGGTACTATTTGGACAATATAAAATAGTGTTATCAATATTAATTTTTAAATTAGTATTATTATTATAGCCATTTAAACCACCCAATATACCACCAGTATATGTAGAACCATTAAAATTAATTAAACCTTTCCCTTTTCTACCTTCAATACTAACAATGTTATTATATAGATTAATTTTATTATCTATTATACCTGTTCCAGTTGTTGACATAATAGAATTAGCACCACCCATTATACCGCCAACAAAATTACTATTATCTGATAAATTACCATTTAATATTTTTAATGATGTATTACAAATATTAATATAATTTTTTAGTTGAAAATTAATAGGATTACTAGTTACTGCTATAATATTATTTAAACCACCTAATATACCACCAGTATTAGCACTATTTTTTGATAATGATACTCTTAATATAGCCTCACATCCAATAATATTAATACAATTATTAATAGGATTTATCGTATTATTTAGAATATTATTGCAAATATTATTATATCCTCCCATAATTCCACCAGAAATAGACAAAGCTGCATTTTCTAATAAATATGTATTACTACCTTTAATAGTAGCAAATGAACTAGAAATAATATTTATTATACTATTAATATTTTGTCCTGTTGTATAATTATTTTGACCTCCTATAATACCACCACTGACAGTTGAATAATTAGAAGCTATATAAGAACCATTTGGCATATCTATACTTGTATTAATACTTTCAAGTGCTACATAAGAATTTATAATATTTATTGTAATATTACCATTAATATCATTATTATTATTAATATCATAATAATTATTATGTCCTCCCATTATACCACCAATACTATTACTATAATATGCTATATAATTATTATTACTTTTCATTGAAAGATAACATTCTAGCACAGTTATTTTGGTAGTACCATTACAACTATTATTACCTCCAATAATACCTCCATCACCATTACATTTTTTACTAATATATGTATCTCCTGCTAAAGATGTTATTTCAACATAGGAGTTATTTATAGTAATATTAGTATCTGAACTAGAACCATTACTTCCACCCATGATACCACCATTAAAAGTAGCACTAGTAGTATCATTTTCACTAACACTAATATCTCCAAATGCTTTTAGTTTTACATATGAATTTTCTATATTTATAATATTTGAAGTAGATTTGCCTTTTAAATTTAAACTTCCAATTAATCCTGCACAGTTAGATGAATTATAAGATAATATTATATCACTTTCACTAGAATTAATTTCCATATTTATATTTTCTATAACTAAAGTATTTTTACAAATACCTATAACGCCACTACAATTATTACTATCATTATTAATATAAGTCTTACTATTTGTGTTGATATAAATAGAACAGTTTAAAATAGTTATTGCTCTACCATATCCTATAATACCACCACATAGATAAGCACCAGAATTTATTAAAGCAATACCACTACCATTATATGTAATTTGTATTGAACAATTATTAAAAGTACATATTGAACTTATAGTACTAACTCCTAATATACCACCACTATTAGATATAATACCACTATCAGATATACTACTATTATTACTTTTATTTATATATGTATTACCACTGCCTGTATATATAATTTGGAGTGAACAATTTGTAAAATTATTAGTTGAGTCATTTCCGCAACTACTTAAAATACCACCATTTAAACCACTATTAATACTATCATTATCATTATTATTTATTATAATATTATTATTACCATTATATATAATCTTAATTAAACAATTATTAAAAGTGTTTAATGTCGTTTCATTACTAAAACCTAAAATACCACCAAATCCATAACCATTATTATTTATTTTAATACTACCACTATCAGTAATAAAATTATAGTTAATTTCAATAGAACAATCAATAAAAGTATTTATTGTGCCTATCTCACAAACTCCTAATATACCACCATTATAAGGAATAATTAATAAATCCATATCTATATTATCATTTACAACTATATAACCACTACCAGTATATGTAATTTGAATAAAACAATTTGTAAAACTAGCTGTACTATATCCATTAATTCCTAATATACCACCACAATTATAACAATTACTATTTATAGATATATTACCACTGCCAGTATATGTAATTTGTATGGAACAATTTGTAAAACTACTATTATTTCCATAGATAATCCCTATAATACCACCATTATTATAACTATTCTTATTTATAGTTATATCACCACTACCAGCATATATAATTTGAATAGAACAATTTGTAAAAATATTATTATTTGCATTGGTATATCCTAATATACTACCATTACCACCATTTAATAAACTACCAGTATTTTGATTTATATATATATTACCAGTACCATTATATGTAATTTGAAGTGAACAATTAGTAAGATTATTTGTTTCGTTATTATAGGTATAGCCTACTATACCACCGTTATAATCGGTGCCATTATTATTTATATATATATTACCAGCACCATTACTATCATTAATAAAACTATAGTTAATTTGAATGGAACAATCTATTAAAGTATTATCTACATTATTAATACACCCAATAATACCACCACAATAAGTAGTAGTATCATTTATAGTTATACTACCATTACCTATATCAATATATGTAATTTGAATTGAGCAATTATTAAATCTATTGCTTAATAACTCATTATAATTATCTATATAATAATAACCCAATAAACCACCACTATTATAGACATTACTATTTATAGCTATGCTACCACTACCAGTATATGTAATTTGAATAGAACAATTAATAAAAATATTTGTTGTATTATTAGTTATAGTTCCTACTATACCACCATTACTATTACCATCATTATTATCACCACAACTATTTATAATTATATTACCATTACCAGTATATGTAATTTTAATAGAAATATTCGTAAAAGTATTGGTTGTTATAAAGTTAACAGTTCCTAATATACCACCATTATTAATTCCACCACTATTTATAGTTATATTACCATTACCATTATTTATAATTTCAATAAAACTATTTGTAAAAGTATTATTTCCATTACTATATCCCATAAATCCACCTGAATTAGTACTACTATTATTAATTATAACTTGATTATTATTACTAGTATTTGTAATTTCAATAAAACAATCTGTAAAATTATTTGTTCCTTCACTATATCCTATATATCCACCTGAATTAGTACTACTATTATTAATTATAACTTGATTATTATCACTAGTATTTTTAATTTCAATTGAGCAATTTATAAAATTAGTTGTTTGATTAATATATCCACGTCCAATAAATCCCCCATTACCATTATAATAATTACTAATATTAGAATTATTGTTAATTATAACGTTTCCAGTACCAGTATATATAATTTTAATCGAACAATCTGTGAAAGTGCAAGTGTTAATACTATTTCCTATAAATCCACCATTATTATCAATACAATTATTATTTATTATAAAATTACCATTATAATTAGATGTACTTTCAATTGAACAATTTGTAAAAGTAGTATTATAATAAGCTATTCCTACAAATCCACCACATACTTCACCCCCATTATTTAAATTAACATTATTGTCATTTTCATTTATAATTTTTAGTGAACAATTTGTAAATGTACTTTCTCCAGTTATAGCTGATATAAATCCACCACAAAAATTACCATTTTGATTTATTATATTATCAGTAGTACTACATATTGATATTATAGAACAATCTACCATATTTATTTGGCAAAGCGATGTACTACCTCCCATAAAACCACCAGAGTAAACTTTCGAATTAGTGATATAATTATTATTAGAATTTATATTACAACTATTTATATTAATATGTGAATTATTATGATTATTGGTAAGAAGCCACCCAGAATAATTATCTATATTTCCAGAACCAGTATTTATATTAATATTTTCTATAATAATATTAGATAAATTATTATTACCTATACGAATTAATCCTGTATAATTATTATATGCTCCATTTGAATTATCAAATCCTATGATAGAATTATTTCCAGCTAAAGTTGTACTACTGTAATTAATAATAATCTTGAAAGCATAATTAATAGTATAATTTGGTATATTAATATTATATGTACCACCAGTATTTAATGATATATTAAAATTTCCACCACATCCTGTATGCCACTGATCTAATTGGTCACTAGTAATTTCTGTAGATGGATCTATATTATAAGTAGTTGGATAATCACGATCTAATAAATCTAATACACCTACTAATGTAGTTATAGATGAATTAAAATATATATTTTGAATATCTTGTTCTGTTGTTTCCATAATCCAATCACCAGAACTTGTATAATTACCAGTATCATCATTAGATGCTCCTATTACTAATCCATTATTAAATTTTGCTAATTGATTATAATATTGTTTCCATTGTTCATTTAATAATGATTTACAAGCAAGAAAATCAAGATTTTTAATATTAAATTCTGTAACAAGTTCATTAATAAATTTAAAATTATCACTCACATTATTTACATCAGTTTCAGTTAAATCATCATCTGTAAAAAATTTTTCAAAATTTATAAAACTTCTTCCTCCAAGTGATATATTATCGTATACAAAAGCTATTCTATCAATATTTACCATATAAGTTTTTAATATAGCTTTTAAATCAGCTCTATTTGTATCTGGGTTAATAGATATTGCTAATGTTTGTTCATTACTTGAATTTATCCATTTATCAAAATTATTTACATAACGATCAACTAATAATATATTTTTAAGAGTTGATATTGGTTTTTCAACAGTTGTATAATCTGGTTTTATTACCATTTGATAAGTATTTTTTATAGGTTGAATCATTTCAGAAGATACTTTAGGTGATACTAGTTTTTTTATTTCTGGTAATACTGGTTTTTTTATTTCTGGTGCGTCAATTTTAACAGAATTATTAACAGATTGTACTTTAGGTTTATTTAATTTAAAATCTTTAAGCATTTCATCTATATTATTCATATTATGTTCGTTTACTTCAATTTTTCTTGTTATAGTTTGATTAGTTTTATCATTTTTTTTTATAACTCTAGATTTTTCTAGATTACTCATTAATAATATATAATAAATAATTTTTTCTAGTGTTCGTTAATAATGTCTACCATAAATAAAATATTTAGGATAGGTTTAGCCCTAACTATAATAGGAATTATATTAAAACAATTTTTTGATACTAGAGAAATTATTACACAAAGAACTAGTTCAAAAATAGTACCTCTTGACATTAATAATCCTATTGTTAAAACAGATGTTAAAAATAATACAGAACCAATAAATGCACAAGAATTACAAACACAAATTGCACCAGTTTCTATAAAAACTAAAATGGCTATATTAAAAGAAGCTGATGAAGTACAAGATTTTGGCAATGGTAGAAAAATGTGGTCATTTTCTTCTCCTAATCCTTGGAATAAAATTGTTTATGAGCCTTCTAATGAATATCCTTGGGCATTTTATTTAAAAACCAAGATACCATCTTTAAATTCTTATGAAGCATGGAAAAATATAATTCCTAATATTGAACTTGTTAAAAATGGTTCTATTGTTATTCCAAGTAAAGATGAAGCTAGTGCTTTAGCAATTGCTAATTTAATGGTTATTAATTTTTCTGGTGATATGTCATTAGATGATATTTTGAAAAAAAATCTAATTCAAATTTCAATTAGTAAAGCAAAATCACATAGTGTTGTGCAAAATAAATTAAGAGAACAATTAAATACTTCTAAAAAATCTAGTAAACCAGTTGAAAATATGTGTAATAGTAACAGTAAAAAACTTAGAGAACCTATGCAAACTTTTACAACAGATAAACCAAAATCTAATATAGATTTTACTGCTTCTGGTTTTTCTGATACATTTGAACATTTTAATGAAGAAAAAATTAGTATGGATGGTATTCAAGCATTTGAAAATAATGATTTAGTAAAATTTTAATTTATTATGTTATATTAATGAGTTTTAAATATAGTGCCGATGGACAATATATTCAAACCAGTTTGAAAGCTAATATTAAAGAAAAAAATAGTGTTAAATTAGTTAATCAACTATTAGGTGTAGAACAATTTAGTGATGATGAAATAGAACATTTTGATTCTTTTAATAATGAACCTTTTAATAATGAACCTTTAGATTGGTTTTCTATGAATAAAGAAGCAAAGAGAGCTTTACAAGTAAACCCACCTATATTAAATTATAATGATTTTATTGACCAAGTTAATTCTGAAACAGATGATAATATGAGCCAAAGAAATTATTCTGATGTGCTTTCTGAAAATAGTTTTTATGATACTGATATTATTCAAAAATATGATAAACCTCATAGAATTTCATCTTCACAACCTTTAAACTTTGTTCCTGATAGACTTTCACCATCATCTCCAGCTTCTGTTAATGGAGCTGTTTTAGATAATTGTTGTAATGGAACTACTTTTCAAAGATGTTTAGAAACTGAACCAGAATTTGTCTGTATGCAAAATTGTAAAAATATTTGTCCGTTGAAATTTTAATTACATTTTAATGCTATTTCATCATCTTTATACGAATTTCTTGCATATAATAATTCACAATCAAAAGCACATTCTTTTAATGTATGTTCAAATTGTGTAATTAATTTATTTTTCTTTTTTGCTAAACTCCATATATATTGATCAATTGTTTTTACTGATTTATCTTTTGCTGTATATGTAGCTAAATATAAATATATTTTTACTAATCTTTTAGATTTTGGAACATCTTTATGAGAACAAAATCTAACTGCTCTTCCCATTATTTGTAATAATCTAGACATATTCCAATATGGTTCCATTATATGAACTTGTTCTACTCTTAAAAAACTTACTCCTTCTTTTACAGAGGGAGAACCAAACATTATTTTAATACTAGAACCATCCACATTAGATTTTGAATTAAAGATCCATTTTATTTCATCTTTATAATTTGATGGTTCATCTCCGCTCCATATTGCAAATCTTTTTTCACCAACACCCCATGTTTTATAATCTTTAAAACCATGTGCTTCTATAAATCTTGTAAATGCTTTTAAACCTCCTAATTCTTTAAAATTAGAATAAACAAATACTGTACCATCTGATTTTTTTATTTTTGTTAATATTTTTAAAAATTTGGTAGAATATTCTCCTACATTGCTCATTTTTAATGCTTCATCATTGAAAGATTTAAAACCATCTTCTCCAATAGATTTATTTGGAAATGATACATTAGAAATCATTCTTGGACCCAAGAAAAAATTTTGTGGCATATTTAAAATATCAACATTTTTAAATGAACCTCTAATATAATTATCTTCACTTGATAAAGTTGTTAAATAACTTTTATATTGAAAATCACTCATTGAACATTTAACTGTTTTAAATTCTACTTTTGGATAAGCATTTGGTGGTGCACCTCTATAATATGAAATTAAATTTTGTATTTTATTTTTAAAAAGTTTCATATTTATAGCTCTATAACTTGAACCAGTTTTTTTAATAAATGTTTGATTAAATTTATTTATATCAAATTGTTCTTTTTTATCAACTATTAATAAATTTAATGTTAATGCTATTTCAACTGGTTTATCAAACATTGGTGTTGCACTCATTATTAATAATTTTAATGTATCATTACTATTATCAATTACTTTAGTTAATGATTTATAAAAAGTTCCACTCATTGAAATCATATTTTGAATTTCATCTATAACTAAAAGTGTATTATTTAATTTTTTTATTTTATTTTCATTGATTAAATTAACAAATTTATGATATGAATATATTGTATATTTTTTTTCAATTCTTTTCAAAACATGTTTCATTATATCTTTATATTCTTGTTCATCAGGTTTAGTTTTTTTTAATTTTGTTCTTTCAGTCTTTGTTATATATTTTGTTCCAGCACACTCTGACATTAATTCTGTTATAAAATTTCCTATTAATGCTGCTGGTAAAACTATAACAATATTTGGTTTAGGTTTTTTTGTCATATAGTTTTCACAAACTGCAATTGATGTACATGTTTTTCCAGCACCTATTTGATGAAATACTAATGTCCCACGAATGTTTTCATTAGTCCAAGGGCTGTGTTTAGATGGTAATAGATCACCTAATAATGATTGTTGTGGTTGGTAAGTAAACTTTTTAGGTAAACAAAATTCTTCCATTGGTTCATTACTAGGTTTAATTTTATATTTATTAAATTCTTTTGGTAATCCTCCATCTTGGATAATAGTTTCTGATATCATTAATTAATAATAGAATTTAAAAAAAGTTTATATTTACATTTTAATGGAATATGAGTGGAATTTATTAACCGCCCTTTGTATGGTAAGCCCTAGTAAATTATTTTATCATGTGATTCAAAAAAATCCATATCCTGTAAATATTAAAACAATATTTAGACACCTTATTAATAGTGATGATTTACCTGATGAAAAAATTTATGAAAGATTATCTTTATTAAATATTAAAATTAATAATAAATTAATTGCTGAATTAATAGCAGATATTGATATGAGTTCAGTTAATTGTATAAAGATATTAAATATAATACATTATATGTATTATATAAATAAAAGAATAAAATATAATCAAACAACTTTAGGACATATTGTTAAAATAAGTAAAAATAATAAATATATTTATAATACTTTAGAATCACAAAATGAGAAAGATAATTTTAAAAATTGGTTGAAAAATCTAAAAATAGATGCTATATAAAAAAATTGAATATCCTCATTTCATTCGGGATTAGAATTTTTATTTCGTTCGTGTAAGACATTAGCGAAGCTAATGGCTCCCATCCTTAATCTTTTGCGTTAGCAAAAGATTAACGCTTCGCTTCACGAAATAAAAATTGATTTCGCTTTGCTCAATGAATGCTTATTCTATTTGCTAACGCAAATAGAATAAAAATTGAAAAACTTCCCTTCGGTCAGTTTTAGAAGTTTTATTTCGTTCGCTTCGCTTCACGAAATAAAAATTGATTTCGCTATGCTCAATGAATACTCTTTGTTTTAGTCGCTTCGCTCCTAAAACAAAAAAATTGAAAAAAAAAGTTCTTAATAAACCTAAAAAACAAAAAGTATTTTGTGCTGCTGGACTAGATGCTTAGTATTAACATATTAATATTAGCATACTTTTACACAGCTAGAATTAGCCTGTATGAACTTCAGCTAAATCGAAACCTCTTTACAGTTCGCTGACCGTATTCCTGCTTATATAATCCACCAATGTGGAAAAGTATACTTTTTGTCAAAACATTTTGCACAATGTCCTAGTAATAACTCATTCTCAGATTTGTGCATGTGCCAACCTCCTGCCGATCAGTTCACTTCCCCAAGAGCCGCTTACTATGCACTTCAAACAATAGATATGGATAGTGTGTGCTTACTTCCTCGTATACGACACATTAGAACATATCGCACTGCTGATAATATTGTGTCTGACCTAATCAGTGCCTTAATAGACTTTGTGCACCTTTTAACACAACTAGAAGGTGGCCTCCTATTAGAAGTCCTGCATGATACAATCATTGCTATTTACTCTAGCGACCGAATGCGTGAGCTTTATGTAGATGAAGAGTTCAAGTTTATTACCTATGAACGCATCTATTATAAACTTTGTGCTCTAAATCAAAAGCTGCTATTCCCATGCTCCAATGCAAAACAGTATTTCATGGGCTCTAATGAACTATCTGCTATAATTGGTTTGACTCTAGAAGCCATAGCAGATACCATCATAGAATGTGCTAAACCACACTGTTCGCAAAGCCCTGTGGAGTGCCAAGCACCTCTATCTCCATGTGGTGGTATGAGTTTCTCATTTCCAAGTTCAGTTGCCGTTCCTGTGCAGAGCATTCTGCGACGTCGCCGTATAAACCCCATGGCTCTTGCTTCAACATCTTGCTCTTGTGCATCATCAGCATCAGCTTGTGCGGATCCAACATGTGTGATGTTACCTTCACTGCCTTTGCCATTACCTGATTTTCTACAACGAACAGATGGTCATGTCATATATGAATTTCCGATGGATGATGGCTTAGCAATGCCTGTACTAGCACGAGAACAATCTCATTGTGCTCACATTCGCTATCCACCGCCATTTCACATTCGTTGCAGTGATCCAGAAATGGCTGAATTACCTCCACTTGCACGTACATCTTCATTATGCGTCTCTGCTCAACCTAACAAGACAGCTATGGTGGATGATTTATTTGCAATAGTACGTGCACAGGTATTAGTTAGCTCAGCTCAACCAGATGAGACGAAGAATGAGGATTTACCTCCACTTACACGTGCACTTTCATTATGTGACTCTGCTCAACCTAATGAGCCAGAAATGGAGGATGATTTACCTCCACTTACACGTGCACTTTCATTATGTGACTCTGCTCAACCTAATGAGCCAGAAATGGAGGATTTACCTGCACTAGTACGTGCACCTTCATTATGCGATTCTGCTAAACCTAATGAGGCAGAAATGGAGGAAGACTCGCACAAGCGTGATTAATATAGTCACGCTGGTGAGAAGTAACACCTGAGCAAAAAACATTCCATGGATTAAAAAACCATGATCAACCTATAGAATGTTAAGTATGGTAACACATTTTATATCCCATTAAGAGGAGGGACGATAAGAAAGCCCGATAAGCTTCCGATAATCGAAATAAGCCTAAGCCAACCTTATTTCATCGTAGGGATAAAACCCTCGGTGGTTCATCTAATCCATCTTAGAGAGAAGCACTATCGAATAATAAAATAGAGCCATAGTTCTCTTAGCTTTAACTATATCTCTTATAAGTTTATCATTCACCTTATTTGAGCATTAATGAAAATGAAGACATTTCATCATACTATATGGAGAAGCACTTGCTGAGTATTGGTATGAAAACTTGTCGAAACTATATTTAGAATTTTCAGGGGTTCTGATTTCTATTTATGGAATATCCAGTGTTAGCAGGAACACACTGGGTCGGCTCTCGAAGCCGAATCAAAAAAAATCCGACCATATCATGTTATGAGCCTTTACGCGGCGATATGGATAAGTAGTTGTGCCCTTTGGCACCACTGCCAATCTCAACGAAACCAATCATAACAATGTGAGAAATCACAGTCGGAAGGAAAACCGTAAACCCATGAAAGTAAACATGTAAAAATCCGTGGTAGAGGATCTTAACAAAATCTATCAGAGAAGGAAAATAGAAAAATAAACCCTTGAAGGATTAACAAGTAAAAACCCGTGGTAGAGGATCCTAACAAAATCTATCAGAGAAGGAAAATAGAAAAAGAAACCCATGAAAGTAAACATGTAAAAAACTCTTGAAGGATAAACAAGTAACAACATTTGGTTGTCCTTCTTGCTAAAGACTGAACTATATTAATATATAAACTGAGTAGATACAGTATACCTACAATGAGGACCAACATTTTAAAAATCCCGCAATTTAACAGCGTGAAAGTTAAACGTTGAAGAATATCATCGTTAATGATTTATATTCTCGCTTGTAGTAGGCGTAATGATTACCGTTGAAGAATAACACCGTTAAATTAATATTCCACGTAAGTTAAAACGTAAAATTAACCAGTGAAAGAAAAACATTGCGCAATAAATTTTCCGCATGTTGGGAGCGTTAGACCAACACAAAAAAACAAAAAAATTCATTTAGAACAAACACTAACAAACAAAAACCACACTTTTAATTATTTATTGAATTAGTTTTTCAAATATCTATAATATTGTTTTTATTGAATTAGTTTTTCAAATATCTATAATATTGTTTTTATTGAATTAGTTTTTCAAATATCTATAATATCATTTTTATTATTATTTATTGAATAAGTTTTTCAAATATCTATTATTTTGCATAATTATTATTTATTGAATTAGTTTTTCAATCACTTATAAAATTATTTATATTTAGATGGGCTTTATTAAAAACTATCGTTTTTAATAAATCTGGATAATATCATTCTCTTTTATTATTTATTGAATAAGTTTTTCAAATATCTATTATTTTGCATAATTATAATTTATTGAATAAGTTTTTCAAAAATCTATAATATCATTTTTATTATTATTTATTGAATAAGTTTTTCAAATATCTATAATATTGTTTTTATTGAATAAGTTTTTCAAATATCTATAATATCATTTTTATTATTATTTATTGAATAAGTTTTTCAAATATCTATTATTTTGCATAATTATAATTTATTGAATAAAAAAATTGATTTCGCTATGCTCAATGAATACTCTTTGTTTTAGTCGCTTCGCTCCTAAAACAAAAAAATTGAAAAACTTGGTTAAACGAAGAGCTTTAGCTCGAGTTTTCCCTGCGGTCAGTTTTAGAAGTTTTATTTCGTTCGTGTAAGACATTAGCAAAGCTAATGTCTCATATCCTTAATCTTTTGCGTTAGCAAAAGATTAACGCTTCGCTTCACGAAATAAAAATTGATTTCGCTATGCTCAATGAATGCTTATTCTATTTGCTAACGCAAATAGAATAAAAATTGAAAAAAAAAGTTTTTGGGGGTGCCATATTGTATTCAATTTTTCGGACATTTCATCATATTATACGAAGAAGCACTTGCTGAGTATTGGTATGAAAACTTGTTCAACTGTTAGTGGAATTTTCAGGATAACCTGATTTCTATTAATGGATTATCCAGT